GGTTTCTTTATCTGTGTAATTTTCGTTTAATTCGGCTGATATATAACGCAATTCTTTACTCAATATTTGTTTTTTTGCGTTTTCTGTCCATTCTACCTCCATCCACAACTCATTTGAATTATTACGCAGCTCAAGACTTTTAATCCATCCAGCCGCTTTGTCGTATGCTTCATGGAAATAATCGACTGCAAGCGCAACACCCCTTATATTTTTATCAAAGTTTTCTTTTAGCTGTTTTAATGTTTCTTTAGTAAAATTTAAAGTGCGGTCTAAATATGCAAATTTACCAACTCTTAAAAGTTGTGCAAAATTAATATTATTTTCTTTTGTGTTTTCGTCTAGTTTTATAATCATAATTTTTTAAAATATTTATAATAAATTAGTAACATGTTTTTTTAAATTATGTAAGTTTAATTTTTAAAGTACCCTTTTAGTAGTTATTCATCAATTTGTAATTCTTCTTTTATTTCAAAACCTAATTCTTCAGCTCTATTTCTGTAAAGTGTTTCATCTGTATAGATTTCTAAAAATTCTTGTCCTGTGTCCACACAATTTAAACTTGTTAATGTTCCATAATGGAACACTTGATTACCAGTATAAGCTATAAAAAAAGTCGGCTCAATTGTTGGGTATGTGATATGATGCATTATACTTGACCTCCGTCTGAAATTGTCCAGTTATAAGTACTTATTATATTAGCTCTTGCTGTTGCTGCTGCTCCTGCTGAATATTTAGAGAATCCACCGTCAAATTGAACGTTATTCTGTAAAGTTTGAGCATCCCAGCCTATTAATAGACTGTCATAGTTAGCAGTTGATAAATTTACATTTCTAAACATAGCATTAGCAAACTGTACATTTGCAACATTCCAACCACCAGCATCAAAATCTACATTTACTGCACCGCTAAACATTGAAGAAAGATTAGTTGCATTTGCAACGTTCCAGCCGCTCAAATCTTGGTTGAATTGTAAATTTGATATAAACATTGCCGAAAAGTCAGTACCGCTGCTTACATTCCAGCCGCTAATATCTTGATTAAAAGTTGTTATTGCAAAAACATTTCTAAAATCTGTTACGTTTGACACATCCCACAAGTTCAAAGGTTGATCAAATTGTGAATTTTGAATAAACATATTAGAAAGGTTTGTAACGTTTGACACGTTCCAATTATTGATAGGCTGATTAAATAATGATACTTGAAACATACTACTTAAGTTTTGCGCACTTATCATATTCCAATTGTTCAAAGGCTGGTTAAAATTACAATTCCTAAACATGCTGTTAAAGTCTTGACCGCTTGACACGTTCCAATTTCCTATCTGTTGTTGAAAAGCTCCGTTACCTCTGAACATCTCTCTAAAACTTGTACAATTTGAAACATTCCAACCGCTTATATCTTGGTTAAAATTACTAAAGGCAAACATACCATTCATTATTGTTGCACTGCCAACATTCCATGCATCTATCGGCTGGTTGTAATTGCAACTTCTAAACATTTGAAAAAAGTCGGTGACATTTGAAACATTCCACAAAGACAAATCACCGTTAAATTGTGAGCTTTGAAACATTTCTCGCATACTTAACGCCCCGATTGTATTCCAGTTGCTTATATCTGGGGAAGCTTGCGAAGCAAAAAAACAACCTGTAAAATCTTGCACATTTGAAACATCCCAGGTCGTAAGATTTATAAGCGACCATAACGGATTTAAACTTCTAAATGTTCTTATCATTGTTGTTACGTTGCTTACATTCCAACTTGACAAATCCTGATTAAAAAAACCGACAAGAAAAAAGGTTTCATTTAGATTTGTAACGTTTGAAACGTCCCAATTGCTAATATTACCATTAAATCCGCTAGCCTCCCGAAAAGCTCCCTCTAAGCTTGTTATTGTTGTTGTATTCCAAGTTTCTATATATGGGATATCACTAATAGAAAAAGCATTTCTAATAAAATCTTTTAAAGTTGTAACATTTGATAAATCTAAAGGGTCATATGTATTAATCGTTAAATTATTACACCCATAAAAAGCACCCGTAACATCAGCAATATCTAAATTTCCAAAATTTGAAATTTTTTGTAATTTTGCTTTGTCACCTCCATTTTTAAAACCCCAACCGCTTAAAGTTCCGTATATTTCTATTTGTTTTGTGCCTTGCCCATCGGGGAAAGTAATAATATTGTCTGTGTGTGTAGTAACAGTTTTAATATTATTTCCATTATAAAAAACGTTAAAGTTATAAGTACCGCTAGCATCAAGCGGCAAAGCAATTTGATCGTTGTTTGAAACGCCTGCGAAATTTGTTTGCCACTCAGAAATAAAAGCTGTTTCTTGCCCTGTGTCGGTTATAACCCATAAATCATTATTGATTAAATTAGCTCTTGCATTTGCTGGCGCACCTGCTGAATATTTACTATTTCCACCGCTAAATATTACGCTTTGTTTTACTGTTTGGTTATTCCAGCCGATCAAAAGATTATTATAATTATCCAGTGATAAAGCTATACCCTGAAACATGTTAGTTGCTGTTGTTAATTGTGTAACATTCCAGCCTCCAAGATTTTGGTCAAATACGCTTGCATTTCTAAACATACTAGAAAAGTTTGTCGCGCTTGCGGTATTCCATCCGCTTATATCTGCATTAAATGCAAAACAACTTCTAAACGTTTCAACAAAGGTCGTACCCGTTGAAACGTTCCATCCGCTTATATCTTGATTAAAATTATTGCAAAATCTGAACATATTAGAAAAGCTTGTATTATTTCCAGTATTCCAACTAGAGATATTACCGTTAAAATTAGCCGCTCCGTCAAACATACCTGACATATTAATAACGTTGGCAGTATTCCAACTATTCAAATCTTGATTGAAATTTACAGCGTCTCGAAACATACCAAATAAAAATTGAGCGTTTGACATATCCCAATTATCAAGCGGTTGGTTGAATTCTTCACATGCCTGAAACATAGAGCCAAAATTAATACCGCTTGACACGTTCCAGCTGCTCAAATCTTGGTTAAATAATAAACAATTAGTGAAAGCACCTTGAAAGACTGTAACGTTTGATACGTCCCATAGTTCTATATTAGGGATTAATATTAAATTTTCACACCCTGAGAATATGCTTTGAAAAGATGTAATACCTGTTAAATCTGGAATATCAGGAGCGGTAATTTGTAAATTAACACAATCTCTGAACCAGTTACCGAAATTTCCAAACTTTAAAGGCCCCCATTGTTTTATATTTAATATTTTGGATGGGTCGCCATTTCCAAAAGTTGCAAAGCCTTCTATAGTTCCTGTTATTTTAATTTCATAGACACCACCCACGGCGTAACTATGCACCAGAATTGCATCACTTGTTACCTGTTCAACATTTCCATCACCCCAATTAATAGAAAAATCATAATTGCCACTGTTATATATAGGTAATTGAAACTCTGTGCTTGTTGACGTGCCTGGCTTTGTGGTGTCAATATCCATAATAAAAGCTTCTCCGTTATCAATAACGGGTCCTATAAAAGGATCGCTCGCAGGAAAATAAGCCGGGTTTGTGGCAAGTGGTAAAGCAGGAGGAAAAGCAACCATATTAATTTACATCATCAATTATTATATTTAAATTTGGTGTTGTTGAACCTAATAAAACAACTCTTATTTGTGTATCTTCTCTATTTGCGTATAATTCAAAATTAATAACGCCGTTAGCAGAAAAAACAACTGGAGTCCCTGATGCATCTGGAATATTTACCCAAGTAACGCCTCCATCTGGTGAGCCTTGTAATTCTGCAACACCTCCGCCAAAGTTACCAATTGCCCAAAATGTCCCTCTTGTAGGTGCTCCCTTTGTCATTGGAGCCCATGTGGCCGGTGTTGTGCTTCCGTCTGCTGTTAATGTTTGATTTACTATTCTAGTCATTTTTTTTCCTTTTATTTTTCTGTGAATGTTTTACTTTTTAAAATTGCCTCTACTTGGTCGGGTGTTCCTGTTGGTGTTAGTCCTAAAGGGTTAACTGGTTTTATATTTTTTTGCCCTTTTAATTGCGCTCTTACTGTAGTTTCACAATTATGGTGATAAGGCGGTAAATCTTGCGTTAGATATTGATCTTTAGTAAAAACACGCCCTGCTAACTCTTTACAAATTGCAGCTTCTGGTGAAGGGTTTACAATTTCAAAACTTTCTATTTCTTCAAATACTTCTGGAGTCTGAAAAACTGAATTTCTAGCCGTATTGACTGAACCGCTCACAAGATTAGTTGCTACAACTTTAAAAGCTCCACTATTTATATAACTATCTCTTGCTTTTCGCATATCTGCAATTAATAAATCTACACTATCAGTTGTATCTATTTTTTGACTTGCAATAAAAAACATTCTTTTTTTAAATTCGTCATCTTGCGTTTGTGTAACTGCTTCTATTTCTGTTTTTAATTTTGCTCTTGATTCTGGCGTTAATGAGTTTAATAAATCTTCTAACTCATCAAGTTTTAAATTAGGATTTAAACCCAATTCTTTTTTTACTTCTTCGGTTGCCATTGCCGTAACTCTTGCCATCCCTGCAAGCAAATCATCTTTTAAAAGTTTTTTGTCTGGGATATCAATTTTTGCAAGTGCGTTTCTTCTGCCGTTTTTCTTAGTTTTTTTTAAAACATCTTGCGCTTTATTTAAATATTTATCAGTGCGTTGCAACATATCATTATAAATTAACTCATCTATTTTTTTTGATTCTTGTTTTATTAGTTTTGTTGCGTTGTCTTTTGGCTTAGCTAATGTTATATTATTTGTTTCTTTTTCTTTAAAATCCACATTTTGCTTTGTTTCTCGTTTTTTTTGGTCATCTGTAATTATAGGCAAATCAAAATCACGATTTAAAGCGTCCTCTAATTGGTCGCTTGCGCTTATAATCCCAGCATTAACAAGCATTGTTACAATCTCGGCCTTTTCTTTTCCTGCTTTGTCGTTTATTCCTGTTACTTTTAAAAATGGATATTTTGTAGCGTTTCCAAACTTTGCAATAATAAGCGGTTTTATAACTTGCCTGTTTATTTGGTCACAAATTTTATTTGCATATAATTGTATACCATTTAAAAATATATCTGATAAATCAGAACCTAAAGCATAAGAACCCGAACCCGAAAGGCCTAACTCCATAAAATTCGCTAAAAATGCTTTTGCCATGTTTTTATTTTCGTTTTCTATAACGCTGTCTAATTTTGCAGGGTCATAATTTAAAGAAAAAACATCAAGCTCAAAACCATGAGGCTTTAAAATATAATTGCTTTGATTTTGTGTGTATCTTTGCATAATTTGAATAAATTTATCAATTTGTGCAGAGTCGTTTAATTTATCTTGTGGCATTGTTCCGATTGGCGTACCTGTTATGCCTCTTTCAACGCCTGTGCTTTGCAATCTGTAATATATATTTTTTCTGAAATAATTGCCATAAATGGGACGTAATAAAGATATACCTTCGTAGTTATCGCCTTCTTTATTGTTTGATAAAACTATTAAATTTCTACCATCCATAAAAGCATCACTGTCAAGGTCGCCGTCTGCTTGTTGCCATACGTTTTTTATTCCGCCGTTTGGTAATAGATTCCATTGATAAATTGTTTTTTGTGACCTGTAGCCTAAATCTTTTATCCCTATATAATTTCCCCATATAGGGTCGTTCTGAACTACTTTATGAACTATTTCATGAATACAAAAGCCAAAATCTAAATAACTTAAAGCCTCCTCAACAAATTCAAGCCACGTTTTATATTTTGAACCGTCAGGATATCCCATGTCTTCAAATAAAACATAACTTATGAAATCTTTTTTTTGTCTTTCTTCTTCTGAATCGTCAACTGCTTCAATAAACCAGTTAGCGCCTAGAATCGGGTTTCTTATAGAATTTCTTAACATTGTTATCTGTGCATCACTACGGCGCATTTGATCATAAGTATCAATGCCATCGGGCATATTAAGAAAAGTGTTTAAATACTCTTCATCATAATGACCGCTATATATTGCCGTCCCTGTTGTGCCTGTGTTTGTGTAATGGTTTGGAATTTCGTTTTTATTTTCGTTTACAAATTTAGCCAATATATTTTTAATTTTCGAACGCATTTTTTACCAAAGCATATTATTATTATTCATATTGCCTAATTTTAGCAAGTCATCTGTTATATTACCAGATTTTTTAGCTTCAATGTAAGTTAAAAATTGAGACGTCATATCAACTTGGTCATCATGAACAGAATTTGGAAAAGTTAACAATTCATTTATATAATCTTCAAGCCATGGAGCGTTTTTTAATAAAAAAACTTTTCCTGCGTCAAATTGTGGCGTTATCGTTTCCGCTCTTATTTCTTTTGAACCTTTAGGATTTATAGGCATAATATTAAAATTTGTATCTTGCCGTAAATCTTGTATTAAGCTTTGACCGCTCGCTTTGTCTTCTATCATTATTGTAAACAATTTCTGTGTTTCATATAAAGTTAAATCATGCCCCCAATCTTCCGCAAGTTTTATAATATCTTTTTTTAATTTTGGATAGCCTGCACGCTTTCTATAAACATGTAATAGGTCGTAACCTTCAGAATGAACGCCCCAAACACCAGCAACGCTCGGGTCATTTTCTATTTTTTCTTTAAAACCTGTATCGCAACTTATTACAATTCTTTGATATTTTCTAAAAGTAGTAAAGTATTTTATCCATTCTTCTTTGAACATTTCAC